CTATCATAGAACGAAGATCACCACTTCCATATATTTTATTAATTCTTGTTGTCTCATATCCATCTTTATAATGATTTATTCTTTTACTTCCACCCATAGCAACATCATTTTTTTTGCTCTTGCTCTCTGTAACAGCGTCTAGGGTTATGTGTGAAAATTCTTTTTCTAACACATCATTCATTTTTACCGGATCATTCCATATTAAAGGAAACGACCTTTTGGCATCTAATGAACTTGTTATTTCTTTTTTAAATCTTGATAACGCAACAGGTCTTGAATCTGTAAATGGGTTTGCAGCTTTCCATGCAAGATCACCAGTTACAGAACCAGTAGGAGATAAAATATTCTGTACGTTATAACGCATTGATCCTATAAAATCATCTAATAACTTTTTAGGTATTAATGCTTCATACCCATCATTTCTTACTTCTTGATAAAGCGAATTTATGTGTTTACCTAATTTTCTTATTGCTTCATTCTTTGATGATTGAGGATTAGCTATTTCTTCAGCAAACTCACCTTCGTTTTCACTCATCCACTTATGATCATCATAATGTTTTAATACATCATCTTTATCCATGGCATCATACATACGACCCATACGATCATCATATATTGCTTCCATCTTATAAGTTAAAGCATGTTTCCTACCATAATCTCTTTCTTTTGCAGTTAGTCCGTTAATCATAGCTTTAAGTGGTAAAGATAGATCTGTCTCACCAGTACCACGTAGAAAATTCATTGCCTTATTAACAGAATCACTTTGCTTTAGTTTTACTGCTACTTCATATTTTCTAGCTAACGCATATTCTTGTGTTATCTGTCTAAAAGCTTCTTGATTAGCATTTCCACTAAACCCACCTTCTTTTAATTCATCTATTTTATCCGCAATATCTTTTAGTACTTCTTTTTTTGTTGAGTGCGTAGATGCATCAGAACCTGCAAAAACTCCTGTCATACACTTTGTCGATAATAATTTATTATATGTAGTCGTCATTCTCTACCTGCACATTGTTCAACTTCTTTTAAATCTTTCAACTTTGCGTCATGCTGTGCTTCAATATCAGAAACATCTGGCGCACCATCTTTTCCTTTTTCATTGCTTATTATATCGTCATAAATCTTACCTGCTTCTGCAATACGTTTATCTTTTAAAGCTATGTTTGCTGCTGTCTTTTTAGAATTAATACCAGTAGCATCAGCATCATCAATTAACTGTTCTTTTTCTTCTGGTGCTGGAAACGGCTTAACTGGTTCTTTTGGTGCTTCAGCATAAGAAGATTCACTATTAGCCTTCTTTGAATAATCAGCCCATTCTTTCATGTCTGGTTTTACAATAGGGTTTAGTCTACGATTAACCATGTCCTGCATATCAGATACCGCCATACTTAAGCTTTCTTTATCAAGCAATAAGTCGGTATATTCAGATGATTCTGGTCGATAAATATATTCTCCACCTAATGGTTCATTCATATCATCTAAAACATCACTCATCTTTACTTTTTTACTTAAAACATTTTTATTGCCAGAATAAGACTTTGCCAATTCCTCATCCGTTGTTATGAAATCACCTTCATTTATACCTTTTTGATTTTCTGGCGCACCACGATAAACAGTTATTATGTCATTAGGGGATTTATTAGATGTTTTATCAAGCGTTGTGATGTTATCAGCTAATTTAGCTTTCATTCTTTTTTCTGGAGTATAATCAGCAAACAATCCTCCCGTTGGATTCAAATCATTAATTACATTTTTTTCCAAATTATTATTTATCAAGTCTAATTTAGATTGTGCCTCATCAAGTCTTGATTGAAGTTCGTTAGTATCTTCAGCAAAACCTTTTGGATCGGTTCGCGCTTTCTCACCAAAATCCTCATTCCATTTATCTGCATATGCATCACGCAATAATGTTCCTACATCAGCTTTCTTACCTTTCTCTAATTGACTAACAGCAGAAACAACAATATTGTCATGTGCTTCTGGCGACATTTCTCTTTGTGATTCATGTTCTTCCTCTCTTTTTTCTGGTTTATCTATTCCAGCATCTTTAGCAAACTTTGATTTTAGATGGGGAACAGAAGAATTTCTTATTTTGTTAATACCTAGTTTTGCACCATGTGCTAAAACACCAAATACAGCACCTTCTGGTATGCCTTCTGGTATGTTCCATAAACTATATGGATCTTTATGTACTGCACTATCTATATCTTGAACTGCATTAAATACTGGCATAGCTGTAGCACCATGAACCATAGCGGCTTGAAAACCTTTAAGTCCAAATCTTTCAGCAATACTAGCAGCAACTCCTGCAGCTTCTAAAGGAGCACCAGCTAACCAGAATATTGGATTAACGGCACTCGCCCCTATTCCAATCAATCCTTGTAATGCTTGAGATGCATGTGATGGATTTTCCTGAGATGAAAACCAAGATTGATATTCTAATGACTCGTGATCATTTTTGTTTTCTTGGACAATGCTGTTATGAGTTGGCCCTTTATATCCACCATATGTTTTACCATCTATTTCCCTTGGTGGGTCAATAGCATTTGCTTCATCTTCAGTTAATATTGGATTATCAGCAGGAGGATTTATTTGCGGAGTTGTACCCTTAGGTAATAACGCGCTAATAAGTGGTAATCCAACTAACTTTTCATCTGCTGCTCGAGCTTCAAGATGAGCTGCGGCTTTAGTAACTAAACCAAAACCAGCAGTTGCTGATTCTTTAACAGTATTGAAAGTTTCTTCTGTAAAAGGTATCTGGTGTACATTAGCTGGTATGCGTGTATCGACTGTATCTTCTGGTGCTTCAGGTACCCATAATGCCATTAGATAAGTCCTTTTTCTTTTGTTATTTCAGAAAGTGACTTATGAAGTAATTTAAAATTAGATCCTGCTGTATATACAGCCATAGTTTTATTAACATCACTAGACGGATCACTGAGATCATCCCATCTAATTTCATAACGCTTGTTTGTTCCTTTAATAGTTGGAATTATCTCTCTGTTATTAGGCAACAATGTAGTCCAATACAAACCTTTATCACCAGTTATTGTTTTCCAATAACCAGCTCTTATTGTATTTTCATCTTGCTTCTTATCTTCATCAGCAATTTCTTTTGTATCTAATTTGTATGTTCCCAGCCTGTTAAATTCTGTATTAGGTATATGTTTTTCCATTGCTTTCATTGCTGTTTTAGCAGTATCAACTGGAACCTCTATAGGAACACGCGCTTGTTTATCTATTACTGAATATTTATTTGCATATAGTGTTTTATAAGCTAATTTAGTTGCATCACTAATAGCTAATGCACTATGAACTCCTGATTGATGTAACGCCATACCAACTAGAGCAACCCTGCTCGCAAGATTGTTTTTAAACTCTATTTGCGTTGGATCAATTGTTTTATCTAATGGTGCTAATGTTGATTTTGCTTGTTTAAAGAATGCATTGTATGATTCGTTCTTACCTAAACCTTTTTCTGATTTTAGTTCTTTTGCATTAGATAATCCCATATAAGCATACTTAGCATATTTAGCAGAAGATTCTGGTAAGTTAGCTAAATCCATCAATCCCTCACCAACATTCTTGAGCGAAAGTTCACGATTAATCTTATCAGTATATTGTGGTAGTGAATTATAAAGATTAGATACATAATTCAATCTTGAATCAATATCTGGTCTACCTTGTTCATCTACTAGATTATTAATATCACCTCTAATTGATTCAATTTGTGAGTTTGTAAAAACTCTTGTTTGATCTGCTGGTACATTCATTGCTCTTTGTGCGGTTAATGCTGCTTTTGTTATACTTATATCTGGTATATTAGTACCCTGACTCTTTTCTCCATCTTCGTTAAATGCAGCTACTTTTCTAGCTTTAACAGCATTTATTACAGTAGGGCTTTCATTAACCGCAGCTCTTGGATCAGAATTTTTACCAAACAACATGTTATGTCGTTTATTCATAAACTGCATCATTTGGGTTTTAACTTGAGATTGAATAAATGCCTGTTGTGGATTATCTGTTTTTTTGTCTAATTCTTGTATCTTTTGTTCCATTTGCTGTGGGGTTAACGACCATGCAAGTTGTGACATATCATGGAACTGTTGAGATATAGCAAACTGATTCTTAGTTGTCTGAACGCTCTTACTACCTGCTATTTGTAATCTATCAAGTAATTGTGAAGTTTTAGGATCGTTTATGTTTACATCACCATCACGTATTTGCTCATTAACACCTTTTACATCTTCTTTAAGATTCGACAAGGTTATACCAGCACCAGTTAAAGCATCTGCTTCCATTTTCTTGAACTGCGGTATTAATGATGCTTTGAGTTGTGGATCAATTTTCTTATTATCATTTAATGACTGAATGAACTTTGCTGTCTTTTCTAAATCACCGCCTTGTAATACTTTATCAAACTGCCCTAGATATGTTTGTTGTTCAACTTCATCATGGGTTGATTTGTATAAGTTAGCACCATAACTACCAGATATAAGATTACTACTAACAGCATCTTGGATCATTTGGTTTAAATCACTAACTGGTTTTGCACTCATTGGTACTGGATTACCATCTTTGTCTAATACTGGCTTACCTGTTTTAGTGGTTACAACCTCACCTTGTCTTGATGATATCTTTGCATCTTTAAATCTGGTGTTGTATGCCTCAAGAAAGTTTTCTTGTAATATGTTTTGTGATGACTTTCTAGCTAAACCATAAGTAACATTTTGTCCGCGTCTTGCATATTCAGAAGTAAGTGCATCAAACTTATCTAAGTTATCTTTTGAGATTGTCTTACGTTGACCTGTAACAGAAGCACCAAAAAGTTTATCATAATTCTTACCTGAATCTGGACTAGGATCATCTGCAATCTGATTTAATATACGTGTATTGTTTTGACTAAGCGTAACTGTAGCCTGTGCCATTTCCCCAGCTAATTCTTGTTTTCTAGCTTGTCCTACTTGAGCAACTGTTCTATTTGCAAACCTTGATAATCTATCAACTGCTGATAATGTTGCAGACTGAACATCAGGTGCCTGAAAAGATGCTGCCATTACTTGTCGTTTTGTCTGTGGTAAATCTGCCATCTTAAATTCCTTCGTTTATAACATAGCAATCATAGCTATTGATCCAGCAATGCTTAAAAAATCTCCGAACATTCCAGAATATTCTTTTTGTTCTATCATAGATTTTTGTGCTGCTGTTCTAGCCTTGCTAAGCGATATATTAAGTGCTTCAATATCATTATCTTGCTGGAAAGCATCGAAAGATGATCGGTTAACAGCTTGTACTGATGCAGATGCCACACTAACGCCACTAGCAGCTGCTTGAGCTGTCGCTTGAGCAGTTACCTGTCTAACCTGTCTTGCTCTTGCAATACCTTGCTGTTCGCTCTGTATTTCTTCCTGACCCTGTTGCAGATCAAGTAATCTTTCTTGTTGTTTAGCAGAACTAGCTTGAGCAAACATATCAAGCAATGATGTTCCAGCTTGAACACCAGCACCTATCTGCGTCATTCTAGGATTTTGTATCTGTCTTTTATTTTGATTAAAATTACTACCATAAGTTGATGCCATTGTTAAATCTCCAATTCTTGACCAACACCCCTAAGTATCATAGGGTACGGATCTTTTTGCGTTATTTCTACTTCTGCCCTTGGATCCCAGCCAACCATCGGGGTTACTTCTGAAAAATTAGTTACAGGTGTTGGTGCTGTATCAAATTGACTCACATCCAGTTTTATAAATGGTATTAATTGATCGTTAACATAAATGCCTAATGTTTGATAATAATCTACCCAAAAAGTCTTTATTCTTTTTGCTAAATATAGATCATTTCCATTTTGTGTTGCAATACTTACTGGTAATGGAATAACCGAAGGATCATAAATCAAACCTATCTCAACATCAGTAGCAGCGTTGTCTAAGGTTATAGCTCCACTAGCTACAGTTTTTGGGTTTGAATGACCATTTTGTAACTTACCATCGCCTATTACATGAACTTCTTCACCTTCTAAATGATCTAATCCACTAACAGCAGTACCAGGCGCACCTAAATCTTGTACGCTTGTTGCATCCATATACAAACTAAAATCTAATTTCTCAATATAAAAAACTGTATTACCATCAATCTCACGTTCAACAATAAAATAAACAATGTCTCTTGAGGTTGCTATATGTCTAAACTCACCATCAGTAGTACATAATGTCCAACCAAGTACATTCTGTTCAGCAATTGATTGTAAAATAGCCAATGTCCCATTATCATTAACCAAAATTAGATATAAACCATTATCGATTGATGGGTTTTTATATACCGCCATATCTAAAGGATCATCTAACAATGATTGAGAAAACAAACTTAGATCACTACTTGTTGTTCCACCTAATTGCACATCAAATGAACAACCCCAAAGAACCTTTCCGCCTTTATCAAGATAAATAACCTTATTATCAAATAATGCGGGTCGCGCTCCACCGATTCCATTACTGTTTTGTAAGTTAAATACTATATTTGTAGGAGTTATAGGAGAATTATTAAGCATTGGTGTTGCAACAAGGCCGGTACTAGTAAATACCATAAAAGCTTTTTCTGCAATCATATCCTCAACAACATTAGCATTATCTGTATTTATAAACACACCAATTGAATTTATAGCAAGAACCTCTGTTTCACCATCATTGAAATCAACATAATCATTGATCTTTGACATCCATACGCCTTGTGGTAATGCAGCACTGCCACCATAACATAATCTATCTTGAAAGAATGTTGCACACCTTGGATAACCATGTGTAGCAGACCATACAGGTTCTTTAAGAACTGCATGTTTACCAGATATTGCACTTGTATCAGCAAAATCTGTTATAGTATCTCCAACACACGTTTGCGCACCAACATTAACACTTGTGATTCTTAGTGTTCCTTCATTACCAAAGAACAACCCTCCAACATGATCAGCAGTTAATGATGTTCCACCTGAAGCTGTTAATGTAATAGTTCCAGTAGTTCCGCTTGGTGTAAACGTAAGTGCATCATAATCCATATTAAAATCATTAGTTGGCATCCATGTAAATGCTATGGCTGCATAAGACCATGAAGTATGTGCTGTAACTCGTTCTAAAACATATGGTTCTACATCAGGGTGAACAGTAACAAAATTATTTGAGCCCTGAGTAAATTTAATACTTGGAAGTTGAGCAGCAGTATAAGGACTAACTTCTGTAGATACTAATGCGTCATCATGGTATATTTTAAGACTTAAGTGTTCAAAAAGTAACAGGTATTCTGTTTCATCTTCAAACTCAAACATAAATAAGCGTGATTCTGATGCTGCTGTAGCTATTGCTAAGGTTGCTGTATATTTAGTACCGAATCTACGTCTAACTCCACCTTGAGGTAATACAACAACATTGCGCGCACGTTTAGCACCTTTACCTAAGATATCAAGATCAACTCTAGCATGTAAGCGTTCATCTATCTCACCAAGAGTGAAGTTTGATTGTAAGTGCATCATATTCGGCATTACTTACCTCCTATTGCACCACGCACATGAATATACGGTACACCTCTTATTGCATAATTAGGATTAGATGCACCTTCAGTAGCTAAAGCACTGCCTAAAGCTTTATCAGCTTTATTCTCTAATCGCGTAACTATGTCGCCAGTTAAACCACCGGTTAAAGCTATTACAGAAGCTAAATAATATGTGAAAAATTCAACAAAGTGTGGGGGAAACCTAGAAGCATCAGGCAGAAATCTATACTCAATAGAAGCACTATTAAAATTAGCATACATAAGTTTGTTTTCATATATTTGAAATTGCCTACTATCTGGATATAATCTAACCAAAGCTAAATATGTTGCCGGTAATTGATAAGCATATTGCCAATCATCAACCGGTGGTTCTGCTACTAATTGAGATAATGCAACAATAGCGGTGGCAAATCTCCAATTACCTTTTGCTAACACGGAGGAGATCGTTAAATCGTACATGTTTTCTGCAAAAGAAGCAAAATCACCACCGCTAGAAATCGTAGCAATCGGACCTTTACCAAGCAATGCAATAGCATTAGCAATTATCTGTACTTTTGTATAAGCAGCCATATATCACCCCTTATATTAAGCTGCAGCTCTAAATATTGTGTAATACACAGTTGTTAAATTTTCTGGATCAACGCTGTAAACAACTGTAATTTTATTAAGTGCAGCTGAAACTCTTTCGATAGAAGCTCCTGCTGTACTATCTTTCAACTGAACGTGAACAATATCATTAGCTACAACACCAACAATTTCTTTATCTTCAACTGCATTTCCACCTGTAGTGATAAAAACTCCAGCAAACTTAACAATATGACTCGGTGTCATTGCTGTATCTAAATGCTCTAAACTAATAGAAGAGTCTTTGATGGAATTACCATTAATGTAATCCTCTACAGTTACACTAGATGCTACTGATGTTATACGAACTATTGCAGGTCCATCACTACCTTCTAAATAGATAATGTCACCACTTTTAAAACGGCCTCTACCATTAGTTAGATCTTCCATTGCATTATTAAAATAACCAGATGCCTTCATTGATGCCAATGATTCATCTGTAGCTCTATACGACCATAATATATCTGCCGTTGAATTAGCTGTTGAACTAACTCTGCTTAATTTACTTACTGAATAAGCCATTTTATTCTCCTAAATTAATATGCTGCTACGGTTACATTTGTAGTTACAGCAGTAACATAATATTTACCGCGATCATCACTACCTTCGATATGTAAAACATCGCTAATTTTAAATTTACCAACACCATTAGTTAGATCAACAATTGCATCATTGAAATAAGCAGATGTAACTATAGTTGCTAAAGAATCAGTAGCACTATAATACGACCAATGTATTGGTGCTGTACCATTTGCACTAGATGATATTCTACTCAAACTACTTACTGAATAAGCCATTGCTTCTCTCCTTTATTATGAAAAGGGGATTATTCCCCTTTTACCTTTTCGTCTACCAATTCTTCAGCTTCTTTGACTTCGTCTGTCTGCTGTGGAATTGAATTAGGTATTTCTACCTTTGCTTCTTCTTTTGGCTTAGAAAGTTCTTCTTCCTTAGCCAATAAAATCTTTGTACTTTCGATTGCACCAACCATTGCATTCTTCTTTACAATCAAATCAGTTCTTTCTTGTTCTACTTTCTGTAGATTCTCAAGAACCTTAGTTAATTCAACATGGATTTCTTGTGCGTGTTTTTGTAAATCTTCTTTTGAAATTGTCATTATTTGATCTCCTCTAAATTAAAAAAATGAGTGCCAAAAACCACAAGTGAATTCAGCACTCGGTTATATTAAAATTAACCAGTTCTAGCATTGATATAATAAACAACGCCATCAATAGTAATTTTAATTTTCTTTTCTGTACCACTATTTACTACAGAGTTAGAAATAAATGCGCTACATGTATCAAATGCAGCGAAAGCAACCGCTCCAGGAGTTCTCATGTACATAACCTGATCTAGTGCAGTAGCACCATTTTCAGTCATGTATAACAATTCATAAGAACCTGTAACAGTATTAGCCATATGCGTATCTAACCACAGAGCATTTACATGGGTAGCAGTCATTGCAGCAGAAGCTCCAACAATACTATACATACCAGAAACAAAAGAGTTTCCAGCTATGTCTCCATCTCCACGAACCTGACTGTACGAGCCAATCAAAGTTGTGTCAGTAGCAGTAAATGTTGACTCAACTACAGCAACATTGGTTTGAGCGCGCAAAGTCGCTGTACCTGTTGCTGCGATATGACACTCATTCCAAGTACCATAGTTATCACCACTAGTATTAATGGTTTCATATTTGAACTCATTATTCATAGTGGCTGCAGTATCATGGTTGTGCATCTTTAACGATTTAGCATCAACGCCAGTTTCGTTTCTATAAAGTTGTCCAACCTGTTTGGCTGTAAAAGTTATAGTATCTGTGCCTGCATCACCTAACGTTGTGTTTCCAGAAACCGTTAAGATTCCATCAATAGCAACAGTAGTTTCAGTTAGTGTTAAAGTATCAGCTGCAGTATTATCGATAGTAGCGCCATCGCTAAATGTCAGAACGTCGGATAACGTAAGAGCATCAGCGGCTAAAGCACCAACTAAATCAATAGCTGTTTCAGTGATAGTTAACGTACCAGCAGCACCATTAGCTAATGTTGCGCCGTTATTCAAACGAATATCAGCAGTACCAATAGTTGCACCATTCATATCCATACCATAGTCGAAACCATAGGTAGATGTGTTTGATAGCAAAATACCAGCATCAAGAGCTGCTACACTAGAAGCATCTGTGCTACGAACACGAAGTCCATAACGCAATGTTCCAGCACCAACTTCATCAGAAGCATTAACATCTAAAACACCGAACTCGGTAGCATTTGTACCGTAGTTCTCTGCTCTAATCGTCATGCCTCTAACAGTAGGTGATGTTCCACCACTCTTATTAGCCGCACCAATTGCAGCTCCTTCAGTCATGCCTAATGTTCCGCCATTCCTATTTGTAACGCTAGTGTTTACACCACGTATAATAAAATTAGCATCACATGCAGCATAGTTACTGTAAGATCCCTTAATGATCGCATCGTTACTGTCTCCAGTAGCAGCAGATCCTACAGGTCTTTCACCACTAATACCTAGCATATAGGTCTTTTGAGCTGCGCCTCCAGTCATAAACTCATCACAATCTAAATTGTAGAAATAAGCATAGTCACTAGAAGGACGTACAGCAGCAGTTTGAGCTACAACACCAGTAATTGTTAAATCACCAGTAGATACAGCACCACTGAACGTACCAGTTACACCGCTAACGTCGCCAGCAGTAGCAATTAAGTTACCACCAGTGATATTACCAGTAGTAACAATATTTTCAGTATCTAATGTTATGCTGATAAAATGTTCAGTAGTTACATTGGTTGTAACAGCGGTGATATTTAACAACTCATAGGTATCACTACCAGAAGCATGAATAACATCACCAACTTTGAACTTACCTTGACCATTAGTTAGATTCTGCATAGCACCATTAAAATAGCCAGAGGCTTTAATAGTTGCAATAGCATCACCAGTACTAACATAACTGAACCATGTAGGTGCAAGTGCATTAGCAGAGGAGGTTATTTTTGCTAAACCATTTATTGAAAAAGACATAATAAATCCTCCTATTATTGGTAACTGATATCAACAACACCAACAGCATCGATAACACCAACACCAGCTCTGTACTTAGATGTTGCTAAGAATGAAGTTTTAGTTGGGATATAGTTAACTTCAGTTGAGAAGTCCATACCAATACCTTGACCCATAGCATTTTTAGTCCATGCATAAGCTGTATAAGTAGAACCAGACAAAGGAATTCCGCCTTCATCCATATCACCAAATACATGCCATTTGAAACCAAACAAATCCATACCGTTAAGGCTAGATCCATTATCTAAGATTCGTTGTCTAGTGAAATCACTACTTATGAAGTTAGTTTCATTCAACAAATCTTCTTCAGCAGTTCCGTCAATAGCTACGTGGAACTCATTTCCGTTCTGACGCAAGTTATTTGTGGTGAAGAATTTGTTCATGGTCAAGAATTTAGCATAAGTAAATCCAGTGTCACCATGAGCAATAGTATTAGTAGTTCCTGAAGCGGCCAATGCATCGATGATCTGTTGATCAGCTCTACGACCGATAGCCATACCTAATGCCTGACCTAGTTCGTTAACTTCATCAAAGTTAACATCACGTTGTCCGAAAATATCGGAATAGTCAGATGCATGCCAATCTTGCATAGTTACAGTTGCCTGTGACCATACGAGATTTAATGGTACGATATCATCTTGAATCGCTTTTTGCTGTGCTAAACCAGCAGCTAATTTAGGAAATTTGATTGTGTCACCAGTGACATCATTTCTTGTGCGCACAGTACCACGTAGTTTAAATCCTTTTTCTTGAAAAGCCTGTTTTGGCATTGGATCAAACAGCGTTACAGCGGCATCATTAATATAAATAGACATTTTATAGCCTCCATAAAATAAACATAATTACTAGCTTTATCGCGTTAGCTCTATGTCTTTATAGAGGCCATCAAAGATGGGTTAACTCTCGGACAAGTTGAGGACGATTAGTCGCTTCTCTCAAATACCCCATTCGGGATTAAAAATATTACACTCTTATTTCGTTCAATTGTCAAACAAATTCTTTAATCTTCTTTACCCACTCTCTTTGTTTGTCAGGATCATCAGCAATTTTATCTCCCTTATAGAGATTTTCACCATATTGTTTGAGCAGCATCTCTTTAGTAACTGTTGTTGGAGCAGTACCAATACCAGTAGGAACAGATGTTTGTATATTAGTTGCTCTAATTTCTTTATATGCCCTAATAGCTTCTGCTGTTGTTGCTGTCTTTCTTAGAAACTCTGATGTTTCATCACTATAAGATTCACGCCATTTATTAAGAGCATCAAACTGCTGCTGTGCATCTGGTCCAATAGCCTTTATTTCTTCAGCTGGATCTATCCTGTTGCTCATTTGATCTGCTTTGTACAATTGTGCAAGTTGATTAGCTAATTCGTTTGGTATGTTATTAACATGCATTAGATCTGTAAATCCTTTGAACTCTGCTGAGTCTTTGTTGAAAGCGAAATCATCACCTGTAATTTCGCTAAAGTCATAAGCTTCTGGTGCGTGCCAATCAGCATACTTACCTAATTGGTTCTTTAATTTACCAATAAGCTCTTGTGCATCGTTGTTAGCTCTGGCTTGTGCTTCAACACTATCGTACTTTTCACTAATCCAATCGGGACGCTTGCCCTCACCTGGCAAACCTTCTTGCCAACTCCACTTAAACTCTTCTTCTGGCACACCTGTTACCTTTCCAGTTTCTCCTTCGATCGCCATAGTTCCTTCGGTATTTTGCATCGTTGATGAATGTATCTGTGATGCCTCTGGTGATCCTTCCTGCGGAGCACTTGCTACTGTTGTTGTTCCTATTTCTTCAGTCATTATTTCTTCTCCTTAACTTGTTCGGGGGTTTTAGCAAACCTAATCACCCGTTCTATGAATATCATCATGCTTTTCTCACCTTCGAGAAAGCCAGCAGCAAATGGAGTTATAGAGTTTATCTGCACTGGGTTTATAAACTTATGTAGATATTCCTCATGCAGAAGTTTTAATAACTTTTTTCCTGGGCTTGTTCTGTCGAACACCTCTAGTATTAGGTTGTTTAACTCGTTTGACGGTTGGTTTTGCTCTTGGTCTTGTACTTTTGGCGGTTGGAATTTCGGCTCGTTCATTATTGTATTTCTCCTCTAGTTTACGTAATCTTGCTAGTTCATCATCTCTTGATTCAAGTGTTGGTTTATCTACAACTTGTTTTACTTGTCTTGCTTCTCGCTTAAGATCTACCACTCTATCTCTTAGGGTTGCTAAGAACACATGTTTACCATAGAATTTACCGACCTCCAGATCCCAGTAATCTAATAAGTCGCGGATTTCTTTGATTGTATATGAATCGATCTTATTTAAGATCTCTTGAACCTCTAACGGGGCTGTTGGTACTATTTCTGGCGGCCTATCGCACATAGGTGTTTGATCTGCCGGAACTGACATAACCATAATTAACGCTCTCCTCTGTTTAGCAAGCTATTACTGTAATCCACCAACAGGAGCTTGCGGTAACTGTGGTTGATTTTGTTCTTGTTCTGCTTGTGCCATCTGATCTAGTGTTTGCTCTATCTCAACAGCACTCTTTAAAACCTTGAGTGGTACATTCATCTTGTTAGCTAGTTCTAAGTAGAAATCAGGTTCATCAAGTGGTATTAATGCCTTATCAGGTCCAACAGTACTTTGTAGTGTCTGAACATATTTAACAATGTTAGTAGCATCTGCTTGATCTTGTGCTTGAATCAGCGGGGATTTATATTCTATTGCAAACTCTTTGCCATCCACTTTAAGTGGTGGAAACAAACCCTTCTTCTTGAGAATGAACACAAAGCGTTGTATGACCTTGTCTAATAACTCAACCTGTAATCTGCTTATTGATGGTATCTTAAGTTCAAGCGCTGCTTGATTACGGATCATTATTTCAGTAGCAGTCTTAGCTGGATCTTCAATTGAACCCAAAGGATCTGTCATAAAGATATTATTGATCTGCTTACGTAAATCCATAATGTCCTCAACAGCATATTCAGGATTACCGCCCTGAGGAACTGGTGTTAATGGTGGATTAGAACCAAACGGACTTACAGGAATTATGGTGTTTGGTTCTAAATTAGTTGTCCAAGGATTAAACACACCGTCATTAACACCAAGATAAATGGGCATTGACCTGAAAGCACCTGCTCGAAGTTTATCTTCATATATTTGATTGAGCGATTGCATTGTCGGTAATGCCCGATCGGCTGGTCCTCTACCATATAGTTCATTAGCTCTTTTGGAACTCCTAAACACAACCCACGGTGAGGATAATACCATTTCAGATAGTAACACTTCTTTTGACTCATCATGCCACAAGATATATTCATATGCTCCTGTCTTTTCATCAAAGACTGTGCCTTCTTGCAGGTCTATCTTATAAGTTGGAGCATCCTTTGCTGATTCTTGCATAATCTGTGGGATTTTGGCTCGTGGCCATGTACGCAATATATTACGATAAGAAAAGTTCTCAAACTTACGCCATACTGTCTCAATGGTTCCGTTCGGCCCTTCTTCAGGATAATAGAACGGTAACTTAACAGCTGAACATATAAAAGGGTTCTCGTCTGGTCCTTCGTTGATTACAATAGCACCAGTCCCAACTCCTAATTCATAATAAGCTTCATTAGCTGTTAGATGGAAGTTAGATGCATCTATATAATTAAATAATATCTCTGTAGCTTCTTGTGCTTCTCTATTGAACTGATCTTGTGATGCTACTGGAACTTGAC